AACCAGATTGCTGAGAAGAAGGAAGAGAAGAAATGACGGTTTTGAAACCGGACACCAAGAACGCGAATAAAGGCACTGAGCGCGGACGTGAATTGCTCAAGCAATCATTACGCACGCTTGGTGCAGGGCGTTCTATTTTGGCGGACCGGAATGGAAATATCATCGCAGGAAATAAAACTTTTGAGCAGGCGCAAGCGATGGGTTTGAAGGTGCGCGAGGTAGAAACCAACGGTGATGAATTGGTAGTTGTAAAACGCAACGACTTGGATTTGTATGCTGGCACGAAGGCACGTGAACTGGCTTATGCTGATAACCGCGTGAGCGAGATTGATTTGGAATGGGAAGCAAAACAACTGGCAGCAGACTTGGAAGCAGGCATTGATTTGAATGCTTTAGGATTTGATGAGAAGGATTTGAAAGAAATTCTTGGCGATCTATATCCTAAAGAAACAAAAGATGCCGAGCCGCAAGTTGACCGTGCTGAAGAATTGTTAAAGAAATGGGAAGTGAAAACCGGCGACCTGTGGTTGATTGGTGATCATCGCTTATTATGTAGAGATTGTACGAATTTGCAATCTGTTGAAATATTAATGGGGGGGGGGAAAAGCGAAAATGGTATTCACTGATCCGCCTTGGAATGTTGCGATTGGAAAAGACAGTAATCCAAGACATAGGCAACGTGAAGGTTTACAAAATGATGATATGGATGACGCACAATATTCTTTATTCGTTGAAGCATTCATATCTTCCATTCGATCAAATTGCATTGGAGATGTTTATTGTAAAATTGCAATGGAATATCTTGATGTTATTAGCGCAATCTTTAGAAATAAACAGTATCATTGGTCTGCCACCATCATTTGGGTAAAAGATATGTTTGTTTTAGGAAGATCTAAATATCAAAGGCGATATGAACCAATTTGGTATGGATGGCGTACAGATTCAAAGAGTTCATTTTGCGATGCTAGAAACTTAGATGATGTTTGGGAAATAGCCCGACCACGAGTTAGTGAGGAACATCCAACCATGATGCCGGTTGAATTACCATTGCGAGCCATTAGTAATAGTAGTGAGCCTGGCGACATTGTGTTTGAGCCATTTTCTGGATCAGGGACAACTCTGGTCGCTTGCGAAAATTTAAAGCGTCATTGTCGAGCGATGGAAATATCACCTGCTTATGTTGCTGTGGCACTAGAACGAATGCACGAAGCATTTCCTGAGTTGGAAATTCGGAGGGCGGAATAATGGCAAACGGGAAAACACAGCAAGACCCAAAACAGGCAATGCTGGTGGCGTTGGAGCGTGAACAGGCACGCAGACATTTACTGGATTTCGCCACGACGATGAATCCGAAATATCAGCGCACGGCGGCGCATGAATTGATCGCGCACAAGCTTGAACAGGTGGAACGCTACATCATCAGCGGCGGCAAAGAAGGCATCGGGCGTTTGATGATCTTCATGCCGCCCCGACATGGTAAGACGGAACTCTCGAAATTATTCCAGGCATGGTTTCTGGGACGCAACCCGGATATGCGCGTGATCACGACATCTTATTCAGCGGATCTGGCGAACGACAATTCGCGGGCGGTGCGTGATCTTATTTTGAGCAAAGCCTATGCAGGCGTGTTCGGAAATCTCACGTCCAGCAATGCGCCGGTGGAGTTGAGCGAAGATGCGCGCTCCATCGAAGCATGGAGTTTGAAGGCTCCGCATAAAGGCGGGATGCTTTCAGCCGGTGTGGGCGGCGGTATCACCGGACGCGGCGCACATCTCTTGAATATCGATGACCCGTTCAAGAACCGAGATGAGGCGGGAAGCGAAGCGCATCGGAAGCGCGTGTTGAGTTGGTATCGTTCCGTAGCTTACACCCGTTTGGAATACGGCGGCGCAGTGGTGCTGATCAATACGAGATGGGACCAGGAAGATTTGAGCGGCGAATTGCTCAAGCACATGGTCAGTGATGACCTGGGCGACAACTGGGATGTGGTGTTCCTACCGGCTTTTGCCTTGGAAGATAGACTCTATCCGAAAGACGAGGCGGAATTCCGAGAGAATTTATTGCGCGGAATTTATATTCCGTTGGGCGGTGATCAGATCGGACGCAAGAAAGGCGCGGCGTTGTGGGTCGATAAATATGACGAGAGACGCCTTGAGATCATTCGCTCGAATACGTTGGACTTCGAGTTTGCGGCGCAATATCAGCAGATGCCGAGGCTGGCGGAAGGAAACTTCTTCGATGACCGCGATTTTCAGATCGTGGAACGCGCACCGGAAAAGCTGACATGGTTCCGGTATGTGGATCTGGCGAAAGGTCAAAATACGGAAAACGATTTCAACTGCACTTATGCGGTGGCGATGGATGCAAAAGGCGATCTGTATATCCGCGACCCGCTGAAGGAACGCAATATTGATGAGTTCCTGCCGCAATGCAGACTGTTGATGCTGTCGGATGAAGAACGCGGCGTGACTTGGGGCATCGAGGACGTGGCGTTTCAATTTCTGGTGGTGCGCGACTTTCTATCCGATCCGCAATTGGCGAATATATCCATCACTGGAATACCAGTCAAAGGTTCGAAGGAAGACCGGGCGCGTGCCTGGCGCTTACGAGCGAAGCAAGGCAAGGTGAAGTTGGTGCGCGGCGTGTGGAACTTGGATTTTGTCCGCGTGGCGGCGTCGTTCCCGAATGGAAGGCATGACGACGATGTGGACAGCGTCAGCGGCGGCGTGGAGATGATCGCTGGCGGAGGCGTTCATAAGACTGCGAGCGCACCCGCGATTGTGGTGGATGCGGAAGATTTATTCAGTTCGGTTGTGAGATAGAGCGAAATTGCCACGACCGCTTCGCGGTCTCGCAATGACATAGTTAGAGATTGGAGATTGTCATGAAAATAAACACTTCAAAAGAAAGCAGTACTGCATGGGGAGATGTGGATAAAACTGCGTTGGGAAATAAAGTCGCAGATGCTTATGCGGCTGGCGATATCACCAAGGCGCAGGTCAGGCAGATCTATGCGTTCGTGCCAGAGGATGCGTTCGGAACGGATAAGGACGGGAAACCGGAGTTCCAGCATTCCAAAGCCTGGGGTCCGCACGCGGTGATCGAGGACGATGAAATTGTCCAGAACCGAGGCGGCGTAATTGCGGCGGCGGGTGCATTGGCGGGTGCGCGGTCAAATCCGGATTTGAGCGGCGATGATCTGGCGACCGCGAAGGCGGCGATCCGCAAATGCTATTCGCAGTTGAATATGGATGCGCCAGATTCATTGAAAGAATCTACCCCCCTGTCTGCTTCGCGGACATCCCCCCAAATGGACGAGCGCCATTTAGGGGGAGAGAAGCGGAGGGGAAAGAAGTTTGAAGAGCGGATCAATGCAAACATAAATCTGCAGGAAGCGGAAGAAGGAACGCCGCGCAGGATCCGCATTGAAGGAGCTATCACGGCGAACATTGTCAATGGCAATGGACGCCGATATCCGAGTCCGGTGCTCGAAACAGCGGTGGCGGAGTTACGCAACCATCTGAACGAGAGCGCAGGACAGGGACGAGCGATTCAGGTTCTCGGCGAGGCAGAACATCCGTCCGATAAAGGCGGGCGTCCGAATTTGCTGGAGACCGTGACGAAATGGGATGAGGTCTCATTCAACGGTCAACGCGTGGATGTGACGGGGCACATTCTCGAAACCAGCAAAGGTAAGGACATCCTGACCCTGATGGAAGGCGGCGTGATGCCAGGCGTGAGTCTGCGTGGCTACGGTGAAGGCAAAAATGTCAAGAGTGGCGACGAGAAAATCTTTGAAGTGACGGAACTGCACATCACAGGCTTCGACCTGGTGTTGGAACCGTCGTTCGAGAATTCCGTTACACTCATCGAATCACAAAATCAATCATCGGAGGATGAAATGAACGCAGAAGAATTCAAGAAACTGGTTGCGGAGAACCCGGACCTGTTCAAAGAAGCCATGGGCAAGAACATCGAGGAATGGAGCGAAAGCCGAATCAAGAAAACGGAGAAGGAACTCCGTGAGAAGCTCGGCATCGACGAGAAAGCCGATCTCGGCGCGGCATTGACCGAAGCATCGAATGCCGTCAAAACGCTCAAAGAAAATGAGCGCAAGGCGGCTCTTGACAAGGCCATCGAGGAAGCGACGAAGGACCTGCCGTTCGGAAAGAAGCTGAATGAGAAATTCGTCGAAGCGCTGAAAGCCAGCGGTGCGAAGAGCGCCGAAGAAGTGAAGACGTTCGCCGAAGCCAAACGCAAGGAATATGATTCCATTGCGGCGGCGCTCAATCTTAAGAACATGGGGTTCATTGAAGGCAAACGCATCGACGGCATTGCATCCGTGCTCGAGGAAGAAACCGGCACGCCGGAATACGCGCGCGCATCATTTGAGATCGTTGAGAGCCTGCGAGCCAGCGGACGCGTTACTGTTCCGAGACGCAAGCAGGAAGATATGTCGCGAAGCGAGATCGTGGCGAAGATGATGTTGAAACGCTTCGATAAGCTGTTCATGGATACGGTTGATGACCATGGTCAGCGCGCCGGGTTGTTGATGGAAAGCAAACGCTTCGAGGAAGCGGAAGTTACGACCGATCTCAACCTGCCGTATGCCGTCAGCCGCGCGATCTATGAGATCGCATGGCCGACCCTAGTTGCGGCAGGCATCTTCGATGTGGGTGTGATGGATACCACCCCAACCCTGCTGTACTTCAAGCACTTTGCAGGCGAGACGGGTTTCTTCACGCAGATCAGCGGGGCAGAGGCCATCGTGCTGACGCTCCAGGCCACCTGGTATGCGATGGCTCACGGCGAAATCACACCGGACACGGTGGTGGTTAAGAACTCCGCCGAGAATACCACCTATGTGGAAGGCACCGATTATGTAATCGATTACGGAAACGGTGCGATCATGAGCCTGGTCGGTGGCGCAATCGCTGCAGCGGCAACCGTGCATGTAACTGCCTATAGTTACACGGCAGTGCGTCAGGGCGAGCTGGTTCCCATCGAGCGCGCAAAGGTGACGATGGACAACATGATCATCAAGGCCAGCGCCATGCGATTGGCGGACCAGATCAGCCGCGAGGCCGTGGTGTTCAGCCGCTCGCAGTTGGGCTATGACGCAGTTGGTCAGACGATGGCGGCTTTGATTATGGAAGCGCAACGCTTGATTGATCGCAACCTGCTGATGATGGCTTACACGGCAGTCAAGAAAGTGGCGAACAACTCG